TATGTAGATGTTTCTGATAATAAATCATTAAACCAATTTTCAATATTTTCATAATTAGAAGGATCTAAATTATATTCTTTAGAAGATTCTGAAAATTCTCTTTTTGCTATATTGACAGCTACTCTATCTAAATAACCTCCTCCTTCTCCATTATAAATATCATTTGCTTTGTCTTGTATAGGTTCAAATGCTCCATTTTTAACATCAATTAATTTATTTAAATAATCTTGATCAGATGCATTTATATTTTTTCTTTTATAAACAAGTTGTCTTTCCAAAGATGCATATATATCTTTATGAAAATTTCTAAATATTTTAGATCCCATTTGTAAATCATAAAAACTAGATTTTCTACTAGAACCATCTACATAAGTTTCATCGCCAAATGCAGTTAATAATTTATTTTGTTGATTTAAAAATTCTCTTATTATTAATTTATCTGCACTATTTAATTTTTCACTTGCTTTATATTTATTATCATTTTCATCTAATTTGTATTTTTGAAATATCCTTATTCTATTACCTTCCGCTGTCTGTCCATTAGATATAATATCTTTAAAGTCTTGAGCTCTAGCTTCTTTAGCTGAAATAGATCTATTGTACTCTGGAAATAAAAATTTATCAGCCCATTCATATATATTAGAGGCTATGTTTTTATTTAATTCATTAGATCCATCTAAAATATATTGGGCTTCTATAGCATATCTTTGATAAAAACTCAAAACTCTTGTGTCTATAGATACATATTCATTTTCACCACTTTTATACAATAAAGCAGGCCCGTCATATTCATTATTATTGTTTAATTTTACTTCCTCACTCCATCTTTCTCTTAAAGTAGGATCAAACAAATGATCTTCATTCCCTAAATTTTGAAGATAATTAATTTTTCTTGATGCTTTAGCTACTATTCCTATGCCTTGTTTATAAGCTATTGAATTACCTATTTTAGAAAGTGTACTATTTCTAGAACTTTTTTTATCTAATTGAAAAGTAAAAGTAGAGGGAGTTTCCATACTAGATGGATCTAAACTTTGTACTGCAAACGCTTGATTTCTTTTTATATAATCAAACATATAATCACTATGAGCAAAAAAGTAATCTACTTTATCAGCATCATAATCGCCTTCATAAACATTCACAATATCAAAAGAATTTATTTCTACAGCTAATCCAAGTTCTTCTGGTAAAAATCCTTTTAAACCTAATAATGATATGTCATTTGGTCTTGTTCTTGGATTTCTTCTTGATATAATTCCCAATTCATATCTTTTATTCATTTTTTTAGAAATCTCTTGAATTAAATCATGAGTTCCTTCTAAGGTAAAATCTTTTAAATTATCTTCAAGTAAATCTATTTTTTCAATTTCTTCTTTTGTTAATTTAATTTTATCTTTATCTGATGATTCTTTAATATCTTTTATAAAATCTTTTAAAGATAATATTTTTTCATTTTGAACAATTCTAATATTTTTACCAGACTTACTTAATTCGGATAAAATTGTATCTTTTTCTTTATAGGGTAATAACATTTGACCTCTTATAATCATATCGCCTTTATCGTCAAACATAGTAGATAATAATCTAGTTTTTTTATCTGCCCCCAAATGTTTTATTCCAGATTGTATTATAGGAGCTTGTCCTCCATATCTTTCTGATTTTGGACTATTATCATCATCAAGTTGAATTCTATTAGTTATAGCTCTTCTTTTGCTATATAGATTATCTATAAATTCTTTTGCTAAATACTTTTGAACTTGATTAGAACTATAATCATTTGGATCAGAGTAATCACTTAAATTTAAATAATAAAGCATACTACTTAAATTAGCTAAAGCTCCTTCTTTTGCATCTTCTGGAATATTCCCTTCAAACATAGCATTTTTCATAAATGCATTTATTTTAAAAGGATCAAACATAACTTGTTCCATTTTATTTAAATTATCATTTAATTCTTTAGTTATCTCATTAAAAGCATTACCTATTTCTTTTAAATTCATATAATTATAATCTTGGTCAGATTCACTAGCTGATAATAAATCAGAATCTTTTTGTGGTTTTAAACCAATAGAATTAATATCTACTTTTCTTATAACGTCATTTAAATTAACAATTTGTTTAGGATCTCCAGCCAAATCATCAAATGTTTTTCCTTTAACAATTGTATCTATTATTTTACCATCGCTATCAAATTTATCATCATAAGCTTTAGCTCCACTTTTTGTAATAACAATATCAACTTGTTTATTCTTTTTAAAAAATCCTTCCATAGCAGGAGAATATATAAATAATGTTTTTCCATATAATAAATTTTTATTCTCTCCTTGAGAAGATATAACAGGTTTTATTGGATTTAAAGAATTTGGATTATGCCCCATTAAAGTATGGTATTCCATCATAGCTTCTTTAGATATAAAAGATATACTATCAAATCCAGAAGTATTATTATGAGCATTAGTAATAAGATTATCAAAAGACATTTTTGCTACACTTGGATTATCTTTATAATACTCATCTGTAGTTTCTCTAATTATTTTTGACATTGATTCTGTATCGTCATCCCATATTACAACATTGTATCCTTTTTTTCTTAATCTATCTTTTAATAATTGAGAAGGTCTATCTTTATCTCCTTTAGTTGTTAGTTTATTTCTTGCTTGTAATAAAGACAATATGTATTTTTCATCTGGTCTTACAAAATTCTTTGTAGTAAATAACTTAACTCTTTTAATATATTTATCAACTTGTTGGGGATCTGTTTCACTTAGAATTTTATAAAATAATTGATTTGAATCGCTTTTAAATCCAGATTCTAAAACTAAATATCTCATAGCTAATTCTATATTTTCTTCGTCATATAATAATTTATTTTCAGTATTTTTAAAATTATCAATAATTGATTTTATTATTTTTTTACTATTTACATCTAAATTATTTTCATGTTCTTCATAGAATCTATTAAACTCATTTACAATTTTTTCCATATCTGTTGATTTTATAAGAATACTATCCATACCATTATAAATATCTAATTTTTTAATACCTATTTCATTAGAAGGTATTACTTCATCTACTTCATTTAATGTCGCATCTGATCTATTTATTTTGTTTTTAAGAAATTCACCAGTTAAAGGAGATATTGATTGTTCACTTAATTTATTTTGTACTTGATTCCTTAATTGATTTATTTTTGAATTATCTGGGATTCCTTGAGTAAATAAAATATTGTATGTTCTTTCTACAAAATTTCCACCTTGATCAATTTCAGTTTTAATAATATTATTATCAAAAATTGCAATATCTAATCCCATTTTATTAAATAAATCATATACTGGATTTTTTTGCATAATCTCTGGTCTATCACTTACTTCTATAGAATCATTAATATACTCTACTTTTTTATAAGCAACTTGATCTTTCATTCCAAAAATAACTTGATTAATTTCTTGTATAATTGAATCTTTTTGAAGTTTATTTAAATCATTAAATCCTTTATTTTTAAAACCAATTCTATTTGCAATACCATTTATAGTATTTTGACTTATAATTCTATCATCATTATCCCAATAAATTTGATTTTCAAATAATTCTCTTTGTTCTTTTTGATCAACTGCACTATAATCTTTATATTCTGTAATTCCATTTTCTGGATTTAATGTTTTAAATTGATATTTATTAAAAAATTCAGATATTGACATTGATTTATTTAATACAACATCACTAGCATCAGATACATATTTTCTATTTATTTCTTTTCTTTTATTTATTTCATTTTGTACGACTTCTGGAGTAAGACCTATATTATTAATATATGAATCAATTGTTTCAAATTTTTCAATAAGTAAAGGTTCTTCAGTTAATTGAAGTTTATTATCAACATTCTTTTTTATAACGCCTTGATTTTTTAATAAATTTAAAATCTTTATTTGAGCTTCATCTCCATAATTTCTAATATATTCCAACATTTTATTTTTAACAGGAGTTAATGAAGTATTGCTCATATTATCAAATAATTCTTTAAATACTATAGATTCTTCAGTTCTATCTCTATTAGAATACATATCATTCATTTTTTGTTCTAATAAAATAGCTGTATCTGAATTAATTATTATATTTTCATCTAATATTTGCACTAATCCTTTAGTTGATTCAGATAGAGTTTTTAATTTAGAATTATATTTATTTTCTAATGCAGGATTTTCTGGAACTCTAATAGTTTTTAATAAAAAACCTTGCACATTTTTATCTTTAATTAACCCAGTTTTTCCAAAGATTGCACTTGATGATTGTTGTATAATAAAATCTACATCAGATGGACTAGCAACTAAATTATTAAATCTTTGTTTATTAATGTCTTTTAAAACCATTGAATACATAAATTCAAGATTAGGTTTATTTAACATATCAACCCAATTATCACTAGAATCTTTACCTAAATAATTTTTTAATGCATCTATTTGAACTTTAGACACATTTTGATTAGTAGCAGTTTCAGTAACAGTATATTTACCTATTGTTTTTAAAATACCATGTATTCTGCCTAAATCTTTAAATTTCTCAACATCATTATCTACATTTATTTTACTATAATCATCTATTATATATAATTGTTTTTTTCCTGTTTCATCTGTTACTTGTTGTAAAATACCAGATTCAAGTAATTTATTTTGTAAATCATCATCCTCAACAGTAAGATTATCTATTATTTGCTTAGTCGTTCTATTTGCTTTATTTTGTAATAAAGGTTGCAAATATGATTCAACATCAGTATATCTAAATTCTTTTCTATTATCATGAGTTTTTGTTAAATTATCTAATACTCTTTCAGAATCTCTAACTACATTATATATTTCTTTTAAAGAAGTTTCAGATTCTATAGTGCTAATTTCATCTTTATTAGATTTAACAGATTTTAATCCTTTAGTTATTTCAACAATTGTTTCAAGACTTCTAAGAGAATTAAATAATTCTTCTTTAGCTTCAGATCCAGATTTATTAGATAACCATTCTTTAAAATCTCCATTTCTAGCTTTTTGAATTAAATTTTCATTTATTTGAAATTGACCAGAAGCAAAAATGCCTTTATTGTTTAATACAATATTAACATCGTCTAAATTTAAATCTGAAATTTGTTTTAAAACATTTGAAAGATTTTGTTCAATACCCTTTGTACTCTCCATTACTCTTTCATCAAATGATTGTTTAAAATCTTTTATATCTTTAAATCCTTGATCATTAAGTATTTTTATTAAATCTTTAGCTTGAGTTTCAGATATTTGATCTAATGTTTTACTATGTCTAAAGTCTTCATCCATTAATTGATGAACTATATTCATTTTACCATTATAAGGATCAAATGGAGATTCAGATTCTAAATTTAAAAAAGTTTTTTCACCTTTAGGCAAAACATCTGATGTAATAGTTTCATCAGTATCGCTAACAAGTCTTTGTTCTTTAAGATAAGATTCTATTTCTGGATTATCTCTTATTAACCCTACTCCAAATCTATTATTACTTTCTGAAAAAGTAGATCCATGATAAGAATTTCTAACATCTATTCCAAGATTTTCTAAACCATTTCTTAATTTATTTATTTTAGTTCCAATATCAACTTTACCAAAAGGGCCTCTTCTTTGAGTCCATCCACCAATAATAAAACTAGATATAAAATCTTCCCCTTGCAATTCTTGACCATCAACAGAAGCCATAATTGCTTGAGTCCCTCCCATAACCGTTCCAGCTACAGAACTTCTCCAAAATAAATTTTTATAATTTGCAAATGTTTCTCTACTAGCTTCTCTTATAATATCTCTTGAATATTCTTTTCTTTGCTTCATTAACCAATTTATTGATTTGTTTTCAGCGTTATCTCCAAAAGCTGCTTTTAATCTTCTTTTTATACTTCTTTCTGCTAATTTTATATTTCCACCAGAAGAAACACTATAAGCATCTAAATCAATATAACCTTTACTTTTAATTTTAGTAATTTTATCATCTTTAGTATATTTTATTCTAGTTGATTTACCATTAATTTTATTATCTTCAGCGGTTTTTATCATTTGTTTAGTTAAATAATTTAAATCTTTTCCTTTGTAATTATTTTTACCTAAATAACCTTTAATCCCATCTATAAAATCGCTTCTAGAATACATCATTTTAGACATTGGTTTAAATGGTGCTGTAAAAGCATTTACAGCTGTACCAGCTAAAAGACCAGTCGCTGCTTGAATAACAACTTCTCCAAATGAAAATTTAGTTTTCCCAGTAGGATCATTTAACATTCTTTGACCTTGCTCACTAACACTCATAACTGCATCTGCGACAGAAAATATAAAAGCATCATGTAGAGCTTCTGAAGCAAATCTACCAATTGCAGTATTTCCATATTTAGAAAAAGCTAAATTTTGTAATGTTTGAATTGGAACTCCTTTAGATCCTACAGTAGCAGCCATACTTCTTATAGTAGTAGCTTGTGTTCTATTTATAGTTCCATTTGCAATTCCTTTGCTAATTATTCTATTAATATCTGATGTAAAAGATTTTTCAAATACTTGATTAATTACTTTACTTTTAGTTCCAGTTATAGAAGCTGTTTCAGCAAAAGCTCTTTGAGTAGATTGAGTTAATTTATTAGTAAACTCATTAACAACTTTTTTATCAATCCCTTTAGCAGATAATTTACTTGCTTCTGAAATAGCAGTATTTAATGATTTTTTTTGAAATAAGTAAGCAGCTGGTTTTATTACAGTTTTGCTAAGTAGTGCGCTTGTTAGTTTAACAGGAGCTCCAACCATAAATCCAACTCCAGTTCCAACTCCACCAGTTACTTTAGATAAAGTGCTTTCTTCTTGAAATCTTCTAGCAGTTGCTTGAGGCCCGTATTTTTCTATTGGTAAATCAGTATATTTTTTTAATCCAGCTTCAATAAGGCCAGGAATTGAAAATCCAGCTGATTCAACTGCTTCATATCCTCCAGAAAATAAAGCCTTACCTATATTACTTAATAAATTTTGACTTATACTTTCATTAACTGACTTTTTTATTGGTTCTTGTTGTATAGATAATAATTGATTATTAACTTCATTAATATTATAATTACTAACAATTGGATTAATATTAATTGAATTAGTATTATTTTTTTCTTCTCTAATTCTAGATAACGCTTTTAAAGCCTCAATGTTTGCCATTATTTGTTTATACTATTAATATCTTCTTCAGTAAAATATTCTCCAGTTGATGGATCTATTGTTTCTAATAATGCACTTCTTTCATCTCTATCAATATAATTTAAATTTTCTTCTTCTCCAATAAATTTAAGTAAATTATCTAATTCAACATTTTGTTGTTTTTTATTAAGAGATTTTAATATTGATTCAATTTTACCTTTATTTCTAGAATTTTTATAAATACTATCATTTTGTTTAATTTTACTTGTATAACTATTGGCATTTGTTAATGCTTGTATATTAATTATATTTGAATCTTTTAAATAATCTCTATATTTATCTTGACTTAAAATATTATTTTCTAAAAATAATTTACTTAAAGATTCTAAATAAGAAGAATTATCTACAGATCCACCTAATTGATAACCAGCTATATCTGCAATAATTTGTTCTCCATAAGATCCATCTATTAATGTTTTTACATATTTAGCATTTGCAGATTTAGTATTTTTAACAGCTTTATTAATATTAGATTTAATAGATTTAATATCACCTTGTTCCCATTCACCATCTACTATTTCTCGACTAACTTCATTAAAAATTACTTTAGGAAGAGCTCCAGAATTAATATATGAATTAATAGCTGCTTTAGAATTCATTTGTTTATTTGCTTCTTGAGCAGCGTCTAAAGATATTAATTGTTCATCTAATTTTTTTTGATTAATTGTATCTAATTGTTGTTGAGTTATTTCAACATCTAATTTACTTTTTTGTTCTTGTAAATTATCTATTTGTTTATTTTTATTATAAATTTCAGAAGCTCTTGTTTCTTGATTTTCTCTTAATCTATATAATTGATCTGAAAGTCTTTGTTGTCGACCTTCATTTTTCATTCTCATGCCCATTTCAAGCATACCTAAAGATTCATCAATTTTTCTTTTTTCTCTTTCAGTCCTATATTTTAATATAGCATTTAAACTTTGTAGAGCTTGTGACATTATCCAAATACCCCAAAGTATTTACTATTTGCTTGTTTTTGAGCCATATCTCTTGCTTTTGATAATTGTTCTTTTTGAGTTTTTAAATCAAATTTTTGTTTTTCAAAGTTAGAAAAAATACCACTCATTGATTCAGCTAATTTTAATTCAGTATCTTCCATTTGAGTTTTATAATTATCTCTTAATGTATCTATATCGTCTGTTCCAGTTTCTATATTTGCAAAATTAGATTTATTTATTATTTTATTTTGATTTTCATTAATTTTCCCCATTACTTCACTAGCGCTTTTACTAAGTTTTTCAACAGATCTTACTCCAGTTCCATAACTATATGCTAATTCAGCAGCTTTAGATTCACCTAATGCTTCAACTTGATCTTCTACTCCACTTAAAGATTTAGTATAGTCTCTTGCTAATTGTCTACCTTGCATCCTTGTATCATAAGTTCCTTGTAGTTCTTGCCAAGCACTTACACCTAATTGGGCTCCTAATAATAAACTCATTTATATCCTTTAATTTTAACCAAAACCTAAACTTTCTTCTTGACCTCTTAAATCAATAATATTACTAATTTCTTTTTCACCTACTGGATTATATAAAGAAGAATTAAAATTAATAGAACTATCCATTGTCATTTCATCTGGATTAAAACTTGGAGTATATAATGATTCTGATTTATCAATTTTAGATAAAAATAATTCTGCTATTTGTTTACTTTTTTGTTGTTTTCCCATAGCAGCTACATCATAAAGACTTCCTATTTTTTTATCACCTACAGAATATGTATCTTGTCCATAAAGGTAATCACTTATAGTAGATCCTTCTTTTCTTGAAAGTAAATCCATTAATGTAGTTTTTTTATCAACATCAAGATCTTTTCCCTCACCTAAAGAACTTTTAAAATCTTCAACACTTTGCATTGTTTCTTTTTTTTGATCCATAGAAGCTTTTATTGTATCTGCTAATTCTAATCCAGAATACAAAGTATTAAACATTTTTGTTTTTTCAGATTGATCAAATTTAAAAGATTCTTCTGTAAATCCAGCATCTGAAATACCTTGAAAAGTATCAAATTTTCCTTGAAATAAATCTTTTTGAGCTGAAGTTCTTTTTCTTAAAGAAGATTTTAGAGTATCAATTCTAGCCATAATACCTTATAAATTTTAAGATAAATTTATTAAACATATATATCTTATCCAATAACTTTATATAATGCATTTATGTAGTGTGAGAGCTAGTTGAAAATAAAATATTTTGAGTTTCTCCACTAGGTTGAAAATTAATATTTATTCTATTTTTAAAAAAAGCATAATCATTAGTAACATTTGTTCCAGCTCCAGAATTAAAAGCTAATAATTTTACATTAACAACTAATTGCCAAAAACTAGTATCGTGAACAGTATTTCTAATAAGAATACCATATAGACTTGTTCCAGATCCTTGAGTAGTTCCAGCGTCATTTGCTCTTGATAAAACAAAAGGATGAGCTGCGTAAATGTCTACTCCATGAACAGGTGCAAAATAAGTATTATTTCCTCTAAATCCATCAATTCCAATATGCTTAGTTCCACTTCTTAAATCCTCACCTATTGTTTTAAGAGATTGATCGTAACCAACAGTTTCTTTATAAGAAGCACTTGCAGTGCTAAATATTTGTTTTCTATGCCTAGTAAGACCAGTGGTTGCATCATCAGCTCCTAAAGTTAAAGAACTAGAATCTTTATATAAATACATATCTTTATCTACCATTCCAGTACTATATTGATCTTCAATATTAATAGTATTAGCAGGCATACCATAATTAAAATATGACATAGTTGTATTTGTACCTCTTTCCCAAATATTTATGCCAGACTTTCCTTGATCATTATCCCCAGATCCAGTTGAATTTCTAGAATTTAAAGAATAAGCAGTATTATCCCACACTTGATGATCGTATGCATTATTATGCCTAGATATTAAAGTAAATTTAACAAAATTTTGACAAGCTGGATGATCGATATATTTTGCCCATGTATTTGCACTTTCATCTGGATAACTAGCTCCTTGCAATTCACTTTTAGTATAATAAGCGTTAGTACCATCTAATTTATAAGGAGTAACAAGGCTATTTAAATGACAAGCTCCAGTTACATGATAAACTAACACATCATAATCTCCTATACTATGACCATAATTAGTTCTATCTCTATTTTTAACATGATAAAGACTTACGCTATTTATTGTAATTTTATCATTTGCTCCACCATGATTAGTAGGATCAAGAATATAAAAATGTATTTCATCTAAATTAGCATTAGAAGGTATTACAAAGTCAAGAGAATGATTACCAGCACTTCCAAAAGAAGAAGCAGCTGCCGCTGCAGAAGTTATAGAATCTCCGTTAGTAAAGATTGCTTTTATAAAAAGTTCATCACTATTGTCTACATTACTACCAACTAGAAAATTAACAATTACTCTATAAACTTTTCCAATATATGTATGACCCCATAAATTTTGGTCTGAAGCTAACCCAGTAGTTCCCATAGAAAGAGACCTTTTAAGTTTAATTCCTTGTTCATTAGCAGAACTACCAGAAGCTTGAGGAGTAAAAACTAATTTACCTCCACTTCCAGATATAGGATCTACTGCTCCACTATCATCATCATTAGTTTCTATGCTTACCCAATCTATATTGCTAAAAGCATCTGTGTCAAAAGTTGAATTAAAATCAGATGTGCCTCCATTTGCAGATAATAAAAGATTTGAATCAGTATCTATTGCAGTTGAAAATTTAAAAGAAGAATGGCCTGGATCTGCATTTGAAGCTGAAAAAGGAGCATAATCATCCATATTTCTAGTTTGAGCATTTGAATATTGATCATCAAGTCTAGTCATAAAATCATCTGTTGCTTCATTCCCATCATTTGAATTTCTAACAACAATTGTTAAAAACCCACTAAATATTCTTTCTGGTTGCGATATTCTAGCATAAAATGGAATTTCTACTAATCTTGATGATGCGTGTATTCCCATAATATATCCTTATTTAACTTTGTAATGCAAAATCAGTTGCATGATCAGCATATTTTGAAGTTTCTGATGAATGACCAACCATACAATAATTATTTTTATAATCTAATTCTCCACCAGCAATATGTTGACCTTTGTAACTTCCACTTGTATGAGACTTCCATCTTAATGCAAAACTGTCAAATGTAGAAGATTCAGTTCCATGAGCCATTCCAGCAGCTGATGTAAATGCAACTGGAGTATTAATATGTAATCCAAGACCAATATCAGTAACGGAAACTCTCCCAGATGTAGTATTATCAATACCAGAACTATTTCCAAAATTAATATTATTTCCAGTTACAGTTAAGTCTCCACTTAATGAAGTCGTTGCTGCTGTAAGTAAAATTGTACCATTAACTGAATTAGTTATAGTCTCATCATTTTCTAATATTAATCCCGTTGATCCAGTAATATCTACACTTGTACTAGCTGTTATAGTTGTAAAAGCACCACTTGATGCCGAAGCAGCACCTATTGCAGTTCCATCTATAGCACCACTATCTATATCTACATTTGTCATATCTTGATTATCAAAATCAATTGCTCCAGCAGCTGTAAAAGCTCCTATTTTTGTAGCAGTTAATGTATCTGTAGAAAAAGTAAGATCATCATCATCTGAAAGAACACCATTAGTTCCAGCAAATACAATTCTACCACTTGTTAAACCATCAGCTGTAATTGTAGCAGCTCTAAAATCATGACTTCCAATATCTAAATTACCACTAGATGTTAAAGATGAAATTCCATCTACAGTTCCCCCATTTATATCAACAGTTGTAATTGTACCTAAGTCAGCAACTGTTATACCTGCGTTTGTCCAATTTCCACTAAATGCTCTTATTCCATTTACTAATACATATTGAGAATGATCGTCAACTCCTAAACTACTTAATTGACTATGATCAGTAATTCCAGAACCAGTAGAAGATGAATTACTAATAGATCTTGATAAAGGCATAGATCCAGAAGAAGACATAGGAGTCCAATCTCCGTTTTGTTTTAAATATTGAACTGTTCCTACATTATCTATTTGTCTAAAAGATATATCTCCATTATTTCCTTCTCTAATATTAGGTTTGTTATTTCCAAACGTAGGTTGTTTAGATTTTTGATGTAATAATTTTCTTTCTTCTCTAGTTAATGCCATTATCTTATACTTTTTATTCTGTAAACAATACTAATATCATTAATTTCAAATCCAGACGGAACTGTTCCATCTGTTGCAAATCTTAATTGGAAAGACTTTATATTGTTTGCTTCTGATGATACATCTGGTTTTAATTCAGCTACTTGCCATCCATTAGCAAATGCTAATTCATTAGATGCAAAATTAGTTCCGTTAGCAAAATCATATGGGAAAGTAGTTCCTCCATTTACATCATAATCAACTTGAACATTTGATACAACATCTCCAGTACTTGCAGTTTTATAAGTAATATATACTTTATAAATCTTTTTTCTTACGCCTGGTTCTCCAAAATCAATATCTTTTGTTTGATATAAAAAATTAGCACTTGTACTTGAAGTCGGATCCCATTTTGCAATATCACAATCATCATTAGTTACATATATTAAATCTTGATTATTATCTATTGCAAAATTAGTCATATTTGTTTCAATAGTATTATGACTTGATCTAAGAATAGTAATTTTAGAAACGCCTTTTGTCCAAGATTTTAAAACAAAATCATATATAAATACATCTGTATTTTCATTTTTAATTAACAATTGTCTTTTCTTTGGAATATATGATATATGAGCATTTTCTGTAGTTAAATCATCTGCGCTTCCATCTTCTGCATCTGTTATAAATGCTTCCCAATTAGGTTCATCTATTAATCTCATAGCATTTTTTTCTAAAAGGTTTATTACTTGTTTTCCATTATAAAAATAAACACCAAATAAATTAAACCATGCAATTCCAAAATCAGTTTTAGTTACATGATAAGAAAAAGCGCATCCTTTGTTTTCGTATGTATCTTCTAAAAAATCTACATTTTCTGAAACATTTATTATATATAAAGTTTTTTCTTTGAATTGCAATATTCTATCAGCAAATGCTTCTAATTTTATTATAGTTTCTCCATCATTTATAACTACATCAATATTTGACATTTTATCTGGGAATACGTCAAATTTATTTACTAAACTTTTTAACATTCTATCTGGATGAGATTTGCCAGTAGAAGGTTGTTTAACATTACCAATATATGTTCTTCTTCCATGAACAACAGCTGTTTTAAATTTAGCATCAATAGATTTTGTATTTCCAGAAAATCCATTAATATTTTTATAAGTATCTATAAAATTTGCAGAATTTGGAGATATAGCTTTTGCTATAACAGAAGTTTTATACCAAGTTTCTCCAGTAGGAGATCCATCTCCAGTTACATTTGCAAAAGAATATGAAACAACATTTCCTTCTGGTAAAAATCTAAATCCTTTATCAATAAAATCTAATTCCCCTATTAAATAATAATTGTCATTTTCTTCTAATTTATAATAAATTCTAGAACCTGTTATTCTTTTACTTATAGTATAAACTGGAGTACCAGCACTATTAAAAGGATTAATATAAGCATCAAAATTAAATAATAAAGAATTTCCTACTATATTTAATTTATTAACATTAACATCTGTTTCTACATCTGTAAATAAAAATGGTAATGATTCTTGTTTTTCATCATCATATAAATATGTATGATAGAAAGTATATAAACCAGGTTGAAAACCTTGAAGACTAGGATTATCTGCTATAACAATTCCAGAAAAATAAACATCACAATCAGTTCCAGTTCTATTTATTTTTAAAGTCCAACTATCTAATCCAACTCCACTTGCATCTCCTTCTATAATATTTGTTAAATTACAGGATACAATATTCCAACAATTAGTTTTAAATTCTTCTTTTGAAAACTCCCAAGTTAAAGATGTATTTGGACTTACTCCAGTTTCATTAACAACAAATTGAATATTTTCAAAATTTACATATTTTGCTTCTGGAATCCATATTCCAAATATAATATTTTTTTCTTCAGTAAGAGTTATTGAACTTGTTTCTGTTAATTGAATAGCATTAGTACCACTAGTTCCTTCTATGTAAATATTAAAATCTCCAAATAAAGGATATATATTCATCGCTGAACCGTCTGGTAATGTATCAGTTTTATTTCCTTGAGATATACTATTATAATAAGCTGCGTTTCCACCTCTATAACTATTATATTGAACGCCTACTCTTAAATTTACACTAGAAACATCTGCTACGTCATTCCCACTAGCATCTGCTACATCCCCTATATATTCAGAAGAACTAGAATTAACACCATCAGTATCAGAACCAGAAAAAGGAGTTGATATTAAACAATTTCCTACAAATGGAGATTCAATTGCTTGATTAGCTTCAGTCCATCCTATTGCTCCAGAATCAGCTAATAAACCATCAAATCTTTGATCTTCTATATATCCAAACCATTTATTTTTAATAACATTGTCAAATTCACCATCTCCAATTCTTAAATTACCATCGCCTACATAAAAAACAGGCAAATCACTATCAAATCCAGATATTTGATTTATAGACCATTCATTAGTTACAACTTGTTTTATATCAAAATTATTATTAGGAGAGTCATAAACAATGATAAAAGTTTCATTAGCAATAGTACCATCTAATTTTCTATCACTATTCATAATAAATAATCCTCTATTTGGGAGAATTTCTAAATCATTTGTTTTTGTATCATTTATACTAATACTACCTAAAGTTTTTATTCTACCAATAGAATCTATATTAATATCTACTAAAGCAGATGATTCTATTTCTTGTATGTCTCTAGGATCTGCGTCTAAATTAATGCCACCATGAAAAGCTTCTATTTTATAAGTCTTTTTAGGCATTTTACTCGTATTCGTTTTCTATATCTTGTATAATATAATCTTGAGCAATTTCTGGTAATTCACACAATGAACAATCGTCTTCTGAAAAATCATATTCAGAGTTAGCATCATGATCAAATACATCAAGTCTTAATCCACCTTCTGTACCTTTCATAATACCACCTCTAGTTACTTTTAATTTCTCTTGCCTATCTTCTTCAATGTACCTTTCGTTTTGCATACTTACCTCTTTTCTTTTTATGACGTTCCCAAACTGGATGTGGAGTTCCTTTATTTGGTCATATATGGTAAGCGTCTTTATCTTTTAATAAATGGTATTTACCAGATATTGCATTAGAATCTCTTTCATCATGTCCAAATAAATCTATATTTTTAGACATTAATATCCAGATGTCATACTATTTTTTTTATTTCTTTTTTTCATTCTAGCGTTCATTGAATCTGCGATACCAGAACCAACTTTATCTTTAGCTTGCATTGGACTTTCTAATGGTTTTTGAGTTTTACCCATTTTCTTTTTTCCATAAGACATACAATCTTGCATATTTTTATAACCCATTTTTTTCCAACCTATTGCACATTTATCTTTACTTGGCATTACATACCCCTTTTTATTGATTTTTGAATAGCAGAAGATCTTTTATTTTCATAACTAGACATTTTACCATCTTTATTAAGATCTCCTTTTTTATTTACACATTTTTTAAGTTTCATATCATACATTTTTCCTGTAGGACATTTTTTCATTTTATTTTTCATATTATAATTCCTTCTTATTCCTCCAGTTTTAAGACTTGTTGATTTTCCCCTTCCTGTATCTGGAGAAGAAACATCTGATATTCCTATAACATTATTCATTATTTCCAACTTATTCTTTTACTACTTGTTTTCTTTTTCATAGCAGAAGTACATTGAGACATAGTAGGTCTACAAGCAGGGTATCCTTTTCTTTTTTCACCCTTACGTCTACCACAAGGTTTTCCAGTTTTACAATCTATCCATCCCTTACCTTGATTTCTTGAAAACCATTTTCTTAAACCTTCTTTTGCCATTATTTTTTCTTTTTACTTGAGTTACCCCAATTAGCAGCTCCAACTTTTCGACATTTACTTAATGCTCCAGAAGCATAAGCTGAAGGCCATACTTTGTATCTTGCTTTTACTTTGTGATAACACGCATCTTTTTTAGACATTTAACAATTCCATTTTTTTAATGATAAAGACAATCTATCTTTACCTGTGTTGTTTTTAGGATTTTGTCTTTTTCTCATTCCTTTCATTCTTGCGCAAAAAGACTTTCTTCTAGCAGCTGATTTAGATCCTTTTTTAAGTTTAGAAGGTTTAGTAGTCACTGCCATTTTTAATTTAGAACCAGGATTAGCTGCTCTATAAGAAGCAATTCCTTTTCTATTTAATCCACCTTTAGGATTTTTACCTGCTTTTCTTTGCCACGCTGCTGTTTTTGCCATTTTACAATCCCATCCTACTCATTAGTTTTGCTATATCTTTTTTCATTTGTTCATTTTCATCTAAAATATAACTAATAGCTTCTTCAAGTTTTTTAATAGATTTATTATCTTTGTTAATTACTTTTTCTACAACTTCAACTTGAGATTCTTCATAGTGAGTAGGCCCGCCATTTTTTAATTGATTTTTTTTAGGCATTATTTAGAACCAAATATTTTAGAGAAAAAACCCTTTTTTGATTTTTTACCTTTAGAACCACCAATCTTTTTGCCTTTTTTCTTTTTCTTTTTAACGTCTTCCATTAAAGCATATTGATCTAAATGTTTATTATTAGAATCTAAAGGCTCATTACTAAGAGTTGCCATTGTTAAAAGAATTACTATTGAATGTGTCATTATTTAAACTCCTGTATTAATTGTTTTATTTTTACAAACATTTCATCATCTTTTTTAGTAGGTGTTGCTTTAACTAATTTATCTATAAACCAAATTATAGCACCTTTCATTCCATGTTTAGAAACTTTTTTAGCAATATATCTATCTACTGCTTTTGAAAACATACTCATATTATTTATCCTTTTTTACCATTTTTGTTAAACCTTCCATGATAACATCTAAAAGAATATCATCTTTATCACTTGGAGACATCTTAACTATTTTTTCTGCAATCATAAAGGTTAATAAAACCCATTCCCAATTTTCAGATAACCATTCCATTTAAGACTCCTTTATTTTTTTTGCTTTTAAATATAAATAATAAATATTAATTGCAAACATAATACACATTAATATTCCAGATATTATATCCGTATAATAAACAAACCCTAAGCTTGTACTAATTCCACTAACTTTAACACTATCCATTAATGCCTTCCATTGACTCTACTTAAAGAACCTTTTACTTCTGATACTTGATTATCTAAATCATTTATTTCTTTAGTTAATCCATCAAACTTTCTATCTAATTTATCATCAGAAACATTCCATCTATTTATAAGTTTAATTATCATACCTTCCATATTTTCTAATGTCTCTGATTGACCTTTGTTTTCAATTTTTAAATTTTCTAAAGCTTCTTGTTGATCTGTAGATTTTTTAGATAATGATATAACTAAATATACGAACATTACCCCAACAACTCCAATCATTCCAGCTTCGCCATATATAGCCATAAAATCCATTATTTATTTTTTTTTCCTTTTCCTCCAAGATAGAGGATTAATGTTAAGTTCTTTTTCATAAAACTTTAATTTACTTTCAAGTTCTTCTAACTGTGCAGATTCTTCCAACTGATGTTTAGCCAAGAGATTGCGAATTTCATTATGAG